GCCGTCCCAAGTGGTGATGATGTGCCTTATGCCTATCAGGACAAATTACAATGGGCGGCTAAATACTTTCCTGGACTTGATGTGTTCTTTGGTCCATACAGTAAAGATAAGATAAACTTCGCTCAACCTGATGATATTCTAGTGGATGACCGTAAGAAAAATATTAATGACTGGAGGTCAAAAGAGGGCATTGGCGTCTGGTTTGAAGGTGATTATATAGATGCTCTTGAGGAGATTAAAAAATGGTATTAACATATTGTTTGATTGGTTTTATGTGGGCGAGCTTTCTGGCACGGCATGGAAATAACCCATTATTTGTGGTGAATACAACCTTTGATTTTGTTTGGACTGTATTCTTTTGGCCAACCCACCCAGCGTATGAGTTGTTTGTGTTATGCCGTAGGCATATCGGTGTGGGTTTCTTAGACTTTTATATTAAATGGTTGAAAAGGTAAATTATGATGGGTTTATTAATTATGGTTTTATCTGCGTTGATTATGGGTGCCGGTATCAGTTATCACAGTGAAGCGATTACATTCAGTGGGTTTGTTGTGATGATATGGGGTCTATACGAAATTGGTCGGATTCGCTAGTCGGTCGATGATTGATTGTTTTATCGAGTAAATATTCTCTTAATGAGCGTTCTTCAGTAAACACAATACAACCGTCTTCATGTAGGCATGGCCAGTCGGTGTATTCTTGGCGACCACAAGTATTTCCAGTTATTCTTTCTTCAGTATTACCAATCTTCGGCGTTATCAAAACCACTGAGATGGTCAGCATAATCAGAAATGTCATTGATATCTGGTATAGCGATGGCGAAATCTTCTGCATTGGTTAATGTCCCTTGTTTTAACATTCGTGCCTGAGCGATGCGTTCAGGTTTCTTATGTTCTTCCTTTAGAGCATTGGATATCTTTTCTTTGCTTTCTTCTGAGTGCCGATAGTTCTTTGATGCACAGGACTGACCACAATATTTACCTTTCTTACGGTGTTTGACACCACAAGTTGGACATTCTTTCTCTCGGTAAACCCCTGGCATTATTTAAGATAGTTTCTCTTTATGGTGTTTGCTACACCCATAGCTGTGCATTGTGTCTTTTGTAATTCTTTACACTCATCAATGATTTGGTTGAGTAGTGCTTCACCAAACTTATTATAAGGTTCGTGGTCAATCTGGTCGGTAATTGAACCACCGGTTCTGAGTAATATATCTTTAACTATTTCTTTATCCATTTAATTAACCTTTCAATCCATGATATTTTAACCAATGATAGGTCACTTCTTCGTTTGTAATTCTTATTATCAAAATCAGCTGGCAGAAGCATTCAATACCCAATCTTCTGCTTTCATTTCAGCATCATCTTCAGTCAATGCCACTTCTTCATCAATATATTGGTTATCAATGTATTTCATTACAATAAATTGACCTTGTGAGTGTGAAATGGTTGCTGATTTGTTTTCATTGTCAAAATGATGTAATATCATTTAAACACCTTTCGGTGGATAAAATTTAATACTTCCCATAATATACCAAACGCTAAAATAAAAGGAAATAAAATAACACCACAGGTTAATATTAAAATAACAGAAGCTCTTTGTGAAAGTTCATCAAACCAATTCGTCTTCATTTAAATTCTCCATTCTATTTCTATAATCATGTAACATAGTTAAAAATGTTCTTCTCAATTCTGCATCATCAATATCATTGACATGAGTTCTTATATCAATCATAAAATCGTTAAATAACTTTAATAATCTTTCTTCTAAAACCATTTGTCTTCCCTTCCAACAAATTCATCAATGACATCAACATATTGTCTATCTTCTGGTTCTAATAGTGTGTAATATTTATGGACTTCTTTGAGGTGTTCTCGGACAATATGAGGGTGGGTGAGATGAGCATTCTTGGCGACATAATCTTCCAATTTGTCCATCTTCTCGTTGATCTTGTCTCTTATTGTAATGACATTATCTGTCAAAGTAATCCCGCTTCCTTAACTAATTGATGAGTAATATTTGGGTATATTTTACCCAAGTTTTGGTCTTTTATAGCCAGCAGTATTTTCGCCTCTGAAATATGAATATCAGATAGCAAATCTATAAAGTGCATTTCTCGTTTCCAAGGATCCATGTTTGGATTCTCCTTAGAATACACATATAATTTTTTTATCTCTGGTTTAAATAAACCGTGTGTCTCACCAATCTCGTTAGGATCGGGTTCAAACGGTGGGTCTCCTTCAGGCAAAAGAAACTTATATTCAGGATCGAAAGCGTATTTGAATAAAAGTTTTAACGCACCGTCTTCTTTGAATTCGTATATTAAATCTGTATTGTTATTTATTGCCTCAAGTTGCTCTGGAATATATCTATATCTCATTTCAATAGCCAGACATAAGTTCCAATCGAATTAAGTCCAATAAAATAACAATTTTGTATGAATAAAGGTAAGTTTTTGTGCCTGACACTAAATTCATACGCCAATATTGTGTGAGCCAATACAAACACTGGAAAACAATATTGAAAATGCTCTATTTTTAAAGCAAGTGCTGTTGCACCAGTTATCAACATTATAGTTGATATCCATTTTATATCAAACAACCTCACTTAACCCCTAATGCTTCTTTTCTATTTTTGACCCATTGTTTCTCATCTGGAAATGTAGGCAAGGTCTTTAACTGCTTTTGTAGTTCCCATAATATTTCATATATTTTTTTCTTACTTGACCAACCGTTTTCTGGATTACTCGCATAAAAACCTAGGTCATCAATATAATCATATATTTGGCCTTCTTGTTGTGAATTTTCAAACATATCAATCATTATTACTCCTTAACACGCACCTAAAGCGGCACATTCTTCACATAAAATTACTTTTTCTTTGATAATTAATTTACCAATCTTTTTTGGTTTTGATGATTCAAAAATAACATATTCTTTATTTGGATTGGTTGTACCACAAAATTCACACTTCTTTAATTTTCTTAATGGATTATTCATTTTTTAACTCCGTTAAATCATCGTATGAACCAATGGTCCCCTTTAAAAATGTATTAAATGCCAAACTGGTTCGTGTGTTCTTACCTTTTTTGGCTTCAACCATATGTGTTAAATATGATGGAAATAATACAAGCATACCTGTTTTCACACTAAACCACCATGATTCAGAATTAAATTGATTCCAATCTTTTGGATTTAATTTAATCTGTTGATATTGTGGATATGGCCGATAAAAGTTAATCTTGTCCAATTCATCATCAGCGTCAATATATAAAACACCTGAAATAAAACTATTTGGATGTTCATGTTTATGGTGCCATTGTCCTTCTTTTGTGTAATTTAACCATGATTGTGTAATATATGGCGATACCTTATTTGATGGATTGATTATAGCATCCATATATAATCTAACCATATCAGTCAATTCAGTATTCAGTGTAGACATTTCAGGTTTATCTAAAATGTATCGTTCATCACTTGTTTTATTTCCTTCGTTTGGTCTCATGTTCTTAGCACAATCTTTGAAAACACGATGTTCTTCTTTTGTAAACTCACGGTTCATGTTAAACATCATTACCGGTGTTGGAAATAATGGATGAATTTCAGGCTTAATCATTATTTGTGCCAGTTATTGTGTGATACAATTCTTCAAACTCCTCATGTGTTGCTTTTTCTTCTGCAAAGTTTTGTTTGTGATACACTCTTGCCATTTTTGATAATACCTTTTTAGGTATTTTAAACTCATCAAATAAATTATTAATCACTTCTTTTTGTAATTCTCTTTCAGCTTCTGCTCGTAACATACTGTTACTCATTTCATTCATTGCACCCGCTAATTTCTTTTTTGCATCATCACTCAGTTGCATCTAATTTCTCCTTGTGTTTAGATTTACGGTTGTATTTCTTTTTGTTCTTTTCTACTTTATGACCAAATGGTAAATCACCACGAAATAAAGCATAGAGTGTCGCATTTCTTTGTTTAATTTTTTTACAGTGCCGGGTCATAATCATCATCAATACTATTTAAATAATCAAATACTTTGTTGTGTGCTTCTAATTCATTTGATGCTAATACTTTAAATTTGGCAACACCATCATTGATTAAAACTTCAAACGGGACATTATCTTTTATTTTGAATGGTGCTTCCATTGAAATATCTATCTCATAAAACTTTGAGTTTTTTATTTTATTTAATATATTGATGACTTCACTCATTTTTCAGGCCTTATACTTGATTCCCAACTATCATAGCCGCCTTTACCTGGTTCTATTCTAGGTGGATTCTGTTTATACAATTCGTTTTGTATCCTACATTCTTCTAAATGTTTTGATAGATAATTATTTTTAGTAAATGTATATAGGTTTACAAAAACAATTATGAATAACAGAATTATTGCCTTATATTCCCATATAAAATCTTGTAATAACTGTATATTTTGTTTTATTTGTTCATTGTCCATAATATAATTATATCATCATTTGAGTTAAAAAGAGGCAATTATTTTAAATTGTATTTGATTTTATACCAAACACATTCGTCTTTGTTTAATTGGTTTGGATAGAGGCACCAATGAGGGTCAACACAAGTTTTTTTATTAGTTCCCTTTTCAATACAGGATAAAAATTGTTCTTTTTCTCGTGTTTCTTTTGCTTGAAATGATTGTTGAACCTTTAACCACTCAGCATATTCTTCTATTGTAAAAGTTTCTGCAACAAGTTGGTTAAATTGTTTTTGTTCGTTGATTTTATCTATAACCGTATCTCCACCATTAAGAATGGCTGAGATAGGGTTAAAATTTTCTAGTTCTGCTTTAGTCGCAATCGGAATAAGCATCAATAAGGCGGCGAGTGCAAACCTTATCGTCTTCACATACTCTAAATTTTTCATCATATACATCTTTCAGTTCTTCAAGTTTTTTATTCTGTTCCGCTTTATCTTTTGCAAGTTCTTTTAGCATGGTGAATCCACTTTCAAAGTAGTTTGCCATTATCTTCGTCCTTTAACATAAACGCCAGCAGGTTCAAAACCAGCTACAGGTTTTAACCATGATGGTGTATTTGGTTCGGCGGTTGCTCTTGAGATTGTGCAAATTTCTGCGTATTGCTTGTCACTGTAACCATTTACATCAACAATATTTGCTTGTCTTATTGCGATGGTTGCTTCTTTTTGTGCTTTACAAGCTAAATCGTAGTTTTCTTTGCGAACGGCTTCTGTTGTGAGTGTTTGTAAACGAATTGCTTTTTCTAAACTTTCAATTTTTTCATTGAGATGTTTATATTCAACAGTTCTTGCTCGAGCTGTATTTTCTTCAGAAATCACAATCGTTGGTGTTAATGCTAATAATAAAGTTAGTAATGCTATTTTCATGTTATATTTTCCTTTTGGGATTGTTTAGTAATGTGTCAACTTGTGGCTGACACGACTATTTATCATTTTAATTTTTTACGGTAATTATACATCTTAAGATAGAAAAGGCACCGTTTTGGTTCATGTACCGGATGAGGTAATTCACCATATAACCTAATCATATCTTCATATATTTGTTCTGGATCTACCATACCCATGATACATATGAGTATCTTGTTCCTTTGGTTGTATCGTTTACTTTATGTGGATATAAAAAGTTAGATGGGAATAATATAATATCACCTTTTCCTAAAGGTATCACTTCACCTCTCATCACAAATTCACCACCTTCATAATCATCATTTAAGTTTGCAACAATAGATAATGTTGGAATACCTTTTCTTTCACCATCAAACATATCATGGATATGGTCACAGTGTAATTTCATATTGGTATTTTCACTATATCGATTATATCTTAACATAGTAAACCCAGCCCAACCATCATAATAATCTTTGCAAAACGAATGATCTTTTACAATATATCGTTCAATAACATTCCATGTTTGTTCCATGAAATATTCTGTCGCTGTAATATCTTTTTCTTTGTTACCTTGGAATAATACTGACAATTCTTTATCGGTTGAATGATAAGAATCGTTATTCATATTATAAAATGTGTGTGTTTGCCAATCTGGTGATTCTTTTAGTTCTTTAACAGCATGGTCACAAATTTCATCATTCAAATAACCTTTATAAACTTTTATATAATCTTCTATTTTTTCAGGAAACAAACTCCAAACTCCTTATCACTCCGCCACCATAAATGACAGCCATCATTACATTGATTATGATAACACTTGATTCTTTCCATAACCATCCAATATAAATCCAACCAATGCCAGCTAGACAACCTAACCAGACATTTAGTGGAT